GCGCTGGTAGCGGCGCTGGTAGCGTCGCGGGTAGCGGCGTCGGTAGCGGCGTCGGTAGCGGCGTCGGTAGCGGCGTAGGTAGCGGCGTCGGTGGCGGCGTAGGTGGCGGCGCTGGTAGCGTCGCGGGTAGCGGCGCGGGTAGCGGCGTAGGTAGCGGCGTAGGTAGATCGCTCTGCTTTCGTCACCACCGGCATGGGGCGGTTTTCGATGGAACGGTACATCCCATGTCGCACGCAGTGAGCGACGGCCGGCGCAACCGCTGCCATCAGGTCGCCTTCGGTCAGCGCCCGCCCGAACAGCTTCCGGTGCTGGGCCGGGTTGTCGCGCAGGTACCACACGCCGGCCGCGACCGACGCGGCGATGGCCCCTCCGATGGGGCTTGCAGAAAACACGATCCGGTCAGGCGGTGGGAGTTTCGCCGCCTCGTGCAATCCAGCCACAGCGACACGCATCGCCTCGCGGTCGGCGTCGTCCATGGGTGCAGTGTTGAGCGCGTTCGCGATCCACCGCTGAGCCCAAGGGCCCAGCTGCTTCCTGTGTGCGGGGGTCAGTTCATAGAGTTTCTTCGCCACGTGACTTCTCCTTCAGACGCCGTCGCCTGGATCGCTCTTGCGCCCGATGGCACTCTGCGCACCTGCGATGGCGTCCCGTTTCGGTATCTTTGAAAGTTGTGTTTTTCTGGTCGTACGCATGCCCAGCCGGGCAAGCGGTTATGGAAGCTGCCGCTCGTTGCAGGTTTTCCGCCTGCGACACCGCATCAAGGTGCTCAGGGTTGACGCACCGTCGGTTGCGGCAGAGGTGATCAATCTGCATGCCTTCGGGAACGGGTCCGACGTGCAGTTCGTAGGACACGCGGTGCGCGTAGAGCATCCGACCGCAATGGCGAAGCCGGCCGTACCCGTTTCCGTTGTTCGACGGAAACTCCCAGCACCCAGAGGCGCTGTGGACGATACGGCCGAGAAGCTTCGCCAGCGTCGGGTGCATGGCCTAGTCCTCCACCGCGCGGTCGGACCCATCGCCGCGCTCACGGAGCGGGCGCACCGAGTAGTACCCAGGCTTCGCCGCCGAACCGTTCAGCATGACCGTCTTGTGGCCGCCCTCTTTGCCGTGCGTGATCTCGCGCTTGCCGGTGACCTTCACCAGCGTGGCACGTCCCTCGCGACGCATCTCGATCTCGCCAGCCAGCGTGTGCGGATGCCCCGAACTGTCGCCAGCGAACGTAACGCCTTTGACCTTCTCCAGCTTGCCGCTGATTTTCGCGACCTTCTCGATTACCAAGTCACCCTGTCGTGCGAAAATTTCCATGCTCATTCCGTCCCTTCTGTTTTAGATCGTTCTCGATAATCTCGGCCGTTGGCGCAACTGCAAGCGTCGCGCGGGAACTCGCATTCGCCACACACGGGCGTGTCACCGTGCAGGCCGTCCGCGCGCTCGTCGGTGAACCGCATGCGCTTGCGGCGACGGTCCTCCCATTCGGCGTCATCGCCGGGAAGGTCGTAAGGCGCGTCTCCGGGCGGGTCGTGGCTCCATCTCACCGACGTCCGCCCATCAAGCGGGCGACCTTGGGAGAGAGCGGCGCCACTACGGCTCCGCATTCCCAGCCACCGATCACAGCCCAAGAGCGCAGGCCGACGCACCTGGCGCCAACGGGTAGGTTTCGCAGCCACGCGCGATGCTCTTTTCGGAACCGCTTCATCGTCGTCATCTTGGGTCTCCTTCGTTGCGGGCCGTTCAACCAACCCGATGACCTGACTCTATATCAGGTTGATATACGGCGCAAGTATTATTTACAGCGTCCGTACGTTTTCATTAGTGGGCCACGGATACAAGTCCGGCATGCCGAGGTATCCATAAGCCGTCATCATTCGATAAACGTGCTTAACGGAAAGCACCTTCCAACGGCGGCGCTTACATATCCGCCTGCGCCAGGAATACAGGACGGCAGCCCGGCATCCGGTGAGCTGGACGGTTTCGTACACTGAAATCAGCCTTCCGTCGATGGTTCTGAATCTAATACTGGACTTCATCCCAGCGCCCTCGCCCGCAGAAACTCGGCAACAGACAAGCCGCGTTCCGCGGCGCTGGCCTGTATTTTGTCGCGCTCAATTTCGGTAACGGAAAGCGGAGCCAGGCGAATGGGACGCGGCGGCTTTGTCAGTTTTGGTTTCTTCTTTGCCATGCAGGCATGGTATCACGATGATGTTGACGGTCAAGCGCGAACGTGGGATAGTCGTCGCGAGGTGAACGAATGAAGAAGCGCAGCCATCGGAACGACAGGCGCAGGCTGACCGCGAGGGAACGGGCGACCGCCTTCTGCGAGAAGTACGAGCCGCACGAACGGAACATCGGGGCGCTCCTTGAGTTACTCGGTGCCCACGCCCGGCAGACTCTCGCGCGCCACAAGCGGAAGGCGGTGCGGAAGTGAGTCACTGCGCCGTGGCCCTGTGCAGGCATTTGCAGTCAGACCACGACTATCGCAATCCAGCCAGTGACTTCGCTGGCTGCATGATCGTCGGCTGCAAATGCGAGGACTTCGAAGAAGAGGGCGACCCTCGCGACATGATCGCCGCGTACCCGACGCCGATGGAAACGATAGACGTCGGTGCGGAATCGCGTAAGTTATCCGCGAAGCTCTCCGCGTTTGACCGCGACGACTCGCTGACGCCATTTCAAGCAGCCATCAAGGCGGACGCGGAGCGGCTGGCAGAACTGAACACGTCATCGCGCGAACTAGCCGAGCATATCGAGAAGTTACAGGGACAGTGCTACGGGACCGTGGTCCCGGCGACCCTGGCGGAACTGTCAGACTTGATCAGCAAGCACTCGAATCATAAGGCGGCAATTGAATCGCTCATCGCCGTATACGAAGAGTGCGCCGCGCGTGGGCGGACGTTCGGGGGTGTGACGTGATTATTCCAGAGTGCGCCCCTTGGTGCGGCGAGACCGCAGGAGAGGACCGCACTCGCGAAATCTGGGTGGCCCACAACATCAACGGTGCCGCACGGGACTACTGCTCTCGACAGTGCGCCGAGCTTGGCCGTCCGGTCAGTCCGGTCGAAGGACATCCGCTACACGCCGAGCAGGCTGCGCGGCGCGCGAAGCTCAAGGCCGAGGCAAAGCCATGACCCCCGTCAACGAAACGCTCGCGATGAACACGGCTACCAACACGGACGGGTCGCGGGCCGTGGTGCTCACGATAGACGGCAACACGATCCTCGTATCGGCCGAGGTCGCCAGGGGGATGGCGTCTGCTCTCATCGAGCTGGCCGACGAAATCGACCAGGCCGGTAGGAAGTCATGGACCTGACCCGCCGCTCACTGTTCGCGTCTGTTGCCGCGCTGCTGATTGCCTTGGTTTTCCTCGGGATGCAAGTGGCTTCGGCTTCGCGAGAAGCCTGCCGCGATGCCCATTCCCTGATTTACCAGGCCGCTTCCGCGCAGGAGCGCGAGCTTGAGCTACTGAAGAAGATTGACGCCCTGGAGCGAGCAGGAGTGTGCAGGTGCCAACCATGACCTGCGGCGCCACCATCCGCGACCGCAACGGACGTGACTTAGGCTACGTCTGTAACTTACCCAAGGGTCATCTCGGAAGCACGTCGAGCTTGCCGCTGAATTGCTCGCGACAGAAGACCAGGAGAAAGGCGACCCAACATGACCGATCGCGAGAAACAGATCGCAACCCGTCGCGCTGCCGGCGAGACCTGGGCGACCATCGGCGCTGCGCTCGGGCTCAGTGACACAGGCGCACGCAAGGCAGCTCGGCATCTCCAAGGCCTGCCAGGCAAGCGCCACCGTCCACAGCGCGCGGTCAGGAGCTTTGACCACACCCGCATCGAGACGCGAGCCCACGACCTCAAGGGCCGCTGCCCGAAGTGCCACCTGCTCTACCCGGCAGACTGCGTTCCGGGTCAATGCATGGCGCGTACTGAGCCATGGGACCAGCTGGAAGCGATTCGCCGCCTGTTCGTTGCGATGAATCAGAACGAGGGGCGCCAGGACTACAACGACGGGCGACGGGAGACCGACAACCTGGCCCGTCGCGCGCGGAACGAACGGCGCAAGCTGGATGCCGCGGTGGTATCGTCAGACGATGGATAGCCGCTACTTCTCGGTCGAGGATTTCGATTGCCACTCGGGCGAGCCTGTGCCTGTCGAGTTGCGCCCGCGCATTGAGGCGCTGATGGCCATGCTCGATGTGATCCGAGACGCCTGGGGAGGCCCGCTGATGGTGGTCAGCGGCTATCGGAGCCCCGCGTTCAACCAGGCCCTTGCGGAGGCCAGCGCCAAACGCAATGGCGGCGTCTCAGGCGTGGCGAAGGACTCCCAGCACGTCCAAGGCCGGGCTGCGGACATTCGGCCCACCAATGCGACCACGGAGCGCGTGGCGCGGCTGCATGACTTGATCTTGTCGCTGTTCACCCGCGGCGCGCTGCCCACGCTGGGAGGCCTGGGCATCTACCCGCGCTGGGTCCACGTCGACATCCGAGAGAAGGTCAACGGCCATCTCGCCCGCTGGTCAGGCGTGGGCGCAGGCGATTCGGGATAGCTCAATCCTCGACAACAACACTGCCCGGTACCTCGACCTCCATCACGACCCGCCACCCGCGGGCACTCTTCGCGAACAGGTACCCGCCGAACTTGGCGACGTAGGCCACGCGGTCCACCGCTGTCCCCTGGAACACGGACACCGGGTAGAGCGGGCGAACCGGCACGCAATCGTGACCAGCGTTACGCTCGGCGGACTTACGGCAGTCGAACGGTGGCATGGCTGAACATCCAGACCGAGACGAACAGGCCGGTCGCAAACATCAGTCGCCCCGCCTCTTTGACGACCGGGTTGCTGGCTAGGGCCCAGAGCAGCAGGCCGATGACCAGCACCAGGACCGGGAGAATGGCGTAGAACATGCGCTCGTGTAGGCAAGGACCGGGCCTAGAGCCACCGGATTGACCGGATGGTCATCGGGCGCAGGATGAAGTGGCCGAGCCAGAACGTGACGCGGGTGGTGTGCCAGGTCATGGGGCTCACTGTTCGGCGCTCCCGTCGTCGATGGCGTGGACCCATTCGAGAGCCAGATGGACGATCAGCACCAGGCGCGCCCTTCTGGTAGCCAGGTCGTCCGCATCCACGGCGTCTTTCAGCACTTGCTCCATCGCTCCCTCGAAGTCGTGCCATCGGAACCCCGGAGGCGCCGATCGTTTGATTGCGCTTACCTCGGCCAGCACGAACGCGTCAGCCTTGGTCACTTGAGCGGCCCTCGCATCATAGCCAGGCCCGTTGCGGCTTTCTCCTGGGAGAGTTCCTTGGCCGTTGGTTTGCGGGCTTCCTGCGCTGCCTTGTTGGCCCTGTAGCGCGCCTTCTTTTCGGCCCATGCGGACTGGGTCGGTGACTGGTGGCGGATGTAGTCTGGCTTGCTCACCACCAGCCATCCGCCGTCGATCGGCACCACGCGCCGACCTTCGAACGCCTTGTTCGCGCTCTTGGCATCGGGTGCCGTCACGACAGCCAGCCCCTTCTCGACGTACTCCTCCGACAGGTTGAGCCTGCGGGCCAGAGCCGACGTTGTTCGGGTCAGCAGCTTGCCGTCAAGGTCACTGGCGAACGTCATCCCGAGGAATACAAGCCTCGCTTCCGGGGACGCCTCCCATAGCGTCGAGTCGAGAATGTGGTCGTAAATCTTGCTGAAGTTGGCCATGTTGTAACCTCCGGACATGTCCTATACCACGGAGGACGCATGGTAGACAAGTCCGATAGAGTAGATGAGAGTAGAGTAGATCATCCGCGAGACGCGTAAATCAGGCAGCGCGCGACCCAGCCTGGCTGCGGGAGTTCACGCCCGATCGCGCTGACATCGGGCGTCGCAGGCGCTGTTCGGTCCCTGCCGGGCATTCGCCTTCCACGGGCGCCCTCGCGCGATGGAGTGCGGCAGCATGGGCCGCGACCACGACGCTTGCCGAGCCCCGAGCCATCTCCGTGGCGCTGCCGGGCCGCCAGCCGACCGCGACAGTCACGCGACAGTCATGGGGACGGACCCCAGCCAGGACGGACGTTCCTCGACCCCCGCCTATGAGCCTCCGGTCCGTTCCGAGCCACTTGGAGCGCGACCAACGGGAGCATGCGACCGCCTCACGTCCTGCAATGCTCGTCGAGCAGGGTCGCGGACCGGTGCGGGCTTATCTGGGCGACCGAGTAGCGTCCAGGGCTATACTTGGCGACTTGAACAGCGTACGGACAGCGAGCAATGTCTGACTGCGACACAACCGCCACATGTGTCAGAATGCTACAGTGAGACGCCTCAACAGCCACGAGGTCGGCCGCATCCTGGGGACGAGCCCAAGCGACTTGCCGGGGTGGAGACAGGTGAGGTACCGCGCTTCCCTTGCCCTTTCTCCCGGCTCACGACTCCGTGCTGCCGACCCGGTACTTGGTACCACGGAACTGGAGCTGCTGGTAGCTGGCCTGTCACCATTGCGCGTGGCACGGGCAGCGGCTCTGCGCATCGAGCGCCAGCGTGCGCGTGCAGCTGAGAGGGCGAGGCTTGCGCTTGACCTGCTGGAGGCTGGGAAGCTGGCGAGTCCTGGCAAGCGGTTCTCGATGCGTGACGCTGCATTGGCTCGCGCAGGAGCGACCAGCGGGAGCGACACGGGGCCTGACAGCGAAAGCCCGGGAAACGCGAACCTGGCGCAAGCTGGTGAGCGAGGAGAGGCGCTGGACAAGAGGCGGTTGCGTGGGACTGAGAGGGCGCGGGTGTTTGCGGAGCTGCGGGCGAGGCGGGAGGCGAGGGAGGCGTTGTGTGGTACGGGTGAGGTGCGTGGTGCGCAGAAGCAGGGGGGCATGGCAGGCGGGGGGGGTGGTGGGGTACCCGGCGGGGGAAAAGTCGGACCCGATCTGTTGTGTGTAGCTACCCCCCCTACAAAAATTCCCAGTTCCAGGGTGTGCTTGACAGGACGTCCGGCTCCGGCCCATTCTGCACTAGGGGACGCCGGGGAACGCCAGGTCACCTCTCGGGGTGGCAGTCCGATGGACGCATCGGATGGGCTCCTGGCGCCGGGTTCCCCAGCTTCGAAACCGAAACCGTACATGCAGCTGAACTCGGCCACGAAGCTGCCGCCCGGTGTACTTGACACGGCGGTGACCTTGACAGACACTGGGGGCATGGCTGAGGCGCGGTGTCCAGAGTGCGAGATGCGGTTGCAGCGCGGGTGGTGCGGGCGGTGCCGGGTGCGGGTGTCCAGGTGACGACGGACGATGTATACGCAGCGATTGGGCCGGTGGTCGAGGCTGGGATGGCCCGGCTGCCCGAGATAATTCGCTTGGCTGCCGTCAAGGCCGCCAGGCCAGGCGACCGCATTACCTGGCCATCGGCCACGGGGGAGATGTTCGTGTACATCTGCCGCGAGGACGGCGAATGGGAGAAAGTTCAGTGACGACCGCTGTCGGAGTGGCGATGCTGGTGGTTGCGGTGATTCTGATTGCTCGACTGGCTGGGGGGAGCGACGAATGAACTCCCCGGAGGGGAACGCCGTCTGCTGCTCGTGCGGCCAGGTTGGAATTTCCGAAGGGCATCGGTGCTTACCGGACCGGATTGTCGCGGAAATGCAGAAGGCCTTCGGGCGCCGCGCGCCTGGGCTTGGCGATGAGTGGCTCGCTGATGTCATTGCCCGTCTGCGGACCGTCGAGCTGACTCACAGGCAGGCGCTGGATTTGATCAGCGTCATCACGACCAGGGCGCGCCCATGACCCCCGCGTCCATCGAAGCCGCTGCCCGGGCTCTCCACCGCTTCAACGCCCCGCGCGTCGCGAACGACGTCGAGCCGTGGGAGCAGGTGACGCCCGTGAACCAGGCGCGGTGGCTGAAGCAGGCGGAGATTGCGCTGCGAGCTGCGCGGGATTCGGCGGAGGCAGAGACCCCGGTTGTCGAGCGTCGTGGGGAATGACGTTGTCAGCAGGCAGCGACGACACCAGCTTGCTCGGGTCGCCTCGGGGCTCTGTCCTCGGGAAGGCTGTCGAAGCCAAACTGGCGGAACTCTCTGCGGGGACCACAAGCGCACGCATCGCGCGTACGAAAGAGCGCGACGAAAAGCGCGCCGCGAAGAGAAAGCAGAAAAAGACGGCGGCAGAGCTGGTGGCGAACGCAACTAAGCAGTTGGCGAAGCTCACGCGGGACCAGGAGCTGGACGAGCAGGCCAAGATTGTCGACCGGATTGCGCTGCGCGGGCTTCAGACGGCCGAAGGGCTGTTTCTGGAGGCCGGCCAGGAGGGTTACAACGCCGACGCCAGCGTGCCGATGCCGGATGCGAGCACGCGAACGCACTTCGCGATGGCCGTTTACAAGCAGATGATGGCGAATCGGCGCGAAAACATGGCCACGGCGAGAGCGCTCGGGGTCGTGGTGCTGAAGGGCCGGATGGAAGAGTCGGAATGGAACACGGAGGCGCACCGGGTGGACGAGGAGCAGCGCCGGGCGCACGCGATTGACGTGGCGGCCGAGATGGTTGCGGGGGACGACGAGTGAAGGACTACTCGACGCTCGTCAACGGGCAGCCGCCGCCGTTCGTGATTCCGTTCTGCGCGTCCTGTGACGAGCCGGTGGAGCTTTTTACGGTCTACTTGTCGCCCGAGCCGGGATATTTCGAGGCCGAAGCGCAGTGCCACGGGAAAACCTCGGGCATTCGCCTGCCGTCGGCCGACTGGGAGGCGCGGCAGGCGGCCGGCGAGAAGCTGGTGCTGTTCCAGCGGCGGGAGGGCTTCGATAGTGTGCGCTGAGATGGACGTTGACCGGCGCGTGGAGGAACTGCGCCGACTGCTGCGCGGATTCAGAGACCCCGTGACCGGGAAAATCACACCCCTGCGTATCACGGATGAGCTGGCGGACAAGGTCCTCCGAGAGGAGGGCTTCGATTCCGTTCGATGAGGTGAGGTCGGTCGACGGAAAAGAGGTCGTCTGGGAGCCCCAGCCGAGGCAAGCGGTCGCGCTTTCGTGCCCGGCGCTGGAGCTTTGCTACGGCGGGACCAAGGGCGGCGGGAAAACCGACTTCCTGGTCATGGCCTGCATCGAGCAAATCACGCTCTGTCATCAGCGGTTCGTCGAGACGAAGCGTAAACAGCGCGGCCGGTACATCATCTTCCGAAAGAACGTCAAGAACCTCGCCGACATCATCCAGCGCGCCGAAGAGATGTACCCGGTCATCGACCCGGGTGCGAAGTGGAACGTGATGGAGAAGCGCTGGACGTTCACCAGCGGGTACAAGGTCGACTTCGCGCACCTCGACGGCCCGAACGACCACCTGGGCTACAACGGGCAGGAGCTGACCGGGGTCGGGATTGACCAGGTGGAGGAAATCGCGGAGGAGGTCTACCTGTTCCTCGCGATGCAGCTCCGTTCGAAGAACGCGGAGATGCGTAAGCTGCTTTTCATGCGCGTGACAGCGAATCCCGGCGGGCTTCACGCGGCCTGGGTCAAGCGATACTTCGTCGAAGGGTGCCGCCCGCACAACACGATCATCAAGACACAAGTGACCTTGCGGAACGGGAAGAAGCGCGACGTTACCAAGGCGTTCGTGCCCGCCACGCTCTACGACAACAAGTATTTGTGCGAGGACGGCGCTTACGAGGCGACGTTGCTCAAGCTGCCCGAGCATTTGCGCCGCATGTACCTCGAAGGCGACTGGGACGTGGTCATCGGCGCGTACTTTTCGCACGTCTGGAACCGCTCGGTGCACGTCATCCCGTCATTCTCGATACCGGGGCACTGGCCGATCAAGTTCGGCCTCGACTGGGGCACCACGGCGCCCGCGTGCACGCTCTGGGGCGCCCAGGACGGAGACGGGAACGTCTACATCATCGACGAGCTTTACGGTCCTGGCATCACCGGCCGGACGTGGGGCGAGAAGATGCTGAAGAAGCTGGAGCTTCAGAAGTGGTCCCACGAGCGCAAATGGGGGGTCAAGGACATGTACGGGCTCATCGACCGCGAAGCCATGGCTGCGCGCGGGTCGGACACCGGTGCAGGCGGCTCGGCGACTCCCGCGGCTGGCATTCAGTGGTGCGGGTGGCGCCTGTTCCCGGCGAACAAGGACCGCGCAGCGGGAAACGAACAGTGGCTTGAGCGCCTGCTGCTGAAGCCGAATGGGAAGCCCAGCGTGTTCATCTTCGGCGACCGATGCCCGAACTTGGTGCGCACAATTCCGATGCTGATGTCCGACCCGCACAACCCGGAAGACGTCGATTCGAGCGGCGACGACCATGCATTCGATACTGGCAAGTATCTGCTGCTCGACTGGCCCGTGAAGGGCTCACGGCCGAAGGACAAGACCGGCGACCAGGACGTCGAACGCTGGCTGGCGATGGCGAAACATCGCAAAGACATGGAGAATGCGCCAGGCGATACCATCACCACTGGCTACGGAGACTGACCCATGGACGCATTCACCGAAATCGAAGCATCTTCGCAGCCTGAGCCCGACCTGTCCGTCATGCTCGCACCCGAGCGCGCGGCGCCACCCGTGACCGAAGGTCCGTCCGAGAACGCGAATCTTGTCTCTGCACTGACCGAGGACGAACAGAAGAAAATCGTCGAAGCGGTGCTGCGCGACTACGACGCCGACGTGGACAGCCGGAAGCCTCGAATGATGCGCCTGAAGGAATACCAGGGGCTTTACGCGTCGGTCATGAAGGCGAAGTCCTTCCCGTTCAAGAACGCGGCGAACGTGAATCTCCCCGTCCTGACGACGCCGTCCATGCAGCTTCAAGGACGCCTGTACGACATGGTCTGGCCGGCCAACGGAAAGATTTTCTACTCGTCGGCCACCAATCTGGAGGACATGGTCCGCGCGCACGTCACCGAGACCTTCGGCAACGCATACATCCGCCACCGAATGCCCGAGATGGAGCAGGGCCTAGACGACACGCTTCATCAGGTGGTCATCTACGGCTCCGCGTTTCGCCGCACGTACTGGAACGCCGACGAGGGACGCGTGTGCTCCGATTGGATTCCCATCGAGGACTTCGTCGTCGCGAACGACCAGCGCAGCCAGGACCCGTCGATGCGCGACACCGAGCGGTACACGCACGTTCACCGCTACTCGTATTTCACACTGGAGCGTCTCAGCGACAAGGGCATCTACGAGAACTTCGACAAGGTCAAGCTCACCGACCCGGACGACCCGAAGGAATCGGAGTTTTCCGACCAGCTGAAGAAAATCGACGGCAACGCGGCCTCGTCCGAGACCACCATCGAGACGAAAAAGCGGATGGTGCTTGACCAGTATCTCAAGTGGCGCATGCCGAACGCGCCGGACGTGAGCGCATCCTTCGACGGCAAGCCCCACGCGGTCATCGCGACAATCGACGAGCAGTCGCGCACGCTGCTTCGCTTCGTGGTTCGCGAGGAGCCTGACCCGGACGACTTCGCGCGCTTCTCGAAGGAGCAGGCCGCGTTCGACGGGTACTTGCAGGCGATGAGCGCGTACCTGCCCGAGGCCCAGGCCGCGCAGACGGTCTCGGAAGCCGCCGCCGCCATGGGCGCAGAGCTGCCGCCCGACTTCCAGCATCCCATGCCGCCGCCCGTGCCGCGCGGACTGGTCATGGACGAGGCTACCGGCATGCCGTCCCCGCCCGAGCCTCAGCGGGTGCGTGATATCTCGTCGTTCACGCACTACCGCGCGTTTCCCAGCGAGGGTTTCTACGGCCTGGGCCTCGGCGACTTCATGGCCGGCCTCAACAAGGCCGTCAACACCATGGTCAACCAGACCATCGACCGCGGCACGCTCCAGCTGTCGTCGCCCGGCTTCATCTCGGCGCAGTTGAAGGGCCAGCGCGGGTCGGTGAATGTCCAGCCGGGCGAGATGATCGAAGTCGACGCGCCGATGGGGTCCATCAAGGACGGGTTCTACTTCCCGCAGTTCCCGCCGAATGACCCAAGCATCATGCGCATCGTCCAGATGCTCATGGAGGCGGCCGACAAGATGGTCGCCAGCTCCGACATGATGAGCGGCCAGACGTCGGGTGCAAATCGCACCGCGAAAGAGGCGCAGATTCTCAGCGAGCAGATGATGATGCAAATCACCGTGCTCGCTCGGCGAATCAAGGGCGCGTTCAAGCACGAACTCGACAAGATTTGGCGGTGCTGGGGCGTGTTCCTGCCCGAAGACGAACTCGTCGACATCGAAGGTCACGACGGCGCAGACCCGACGCAGCTGCGCATCGGGCGGGCGATGTTCACGCCCAATGCGCACGTCACGCCGGCAGCCGACCCGCGGACGAAGACACAGAAGCTGGAAGAGTCGCAGCAGGTCTATCAGGCGGTCGCGGGAAACCCGTACCTGATGAATCAGCCGCCGCCCGTGCGCGATGCCATCATGCGACAGGTCACCGAGGACGTGTTGCAGGCCCTGGGGGCGGGCAAGCTGATCAAGCTGCTCCCACCGCCCGGGACGCCCAAGCCCCCGCCGCCTCCCCCGCCCGCGCCGTACTGGCAGGAAGATGCGGGATTCCTGCGCGGCCAGGACCACCAGGTCCACAAGGACGACAACGACCTGGAGCACATCAGCGGCCATCAACGGACGCTTCAGGGCCCTGCTGGCACGAAACTCGACAAGCAAGGGAGGGACATGCTGGAGCGGCACATCCGTTTCCATGTCGCCGCTGACATCGAGAAGGCCGGCATGCGACAGCAGCAGATGGAGGCGCAGTTGGCCGGCGTACTTGGCCCGCAGCTGGGCGCGCCGCCGATGCAGGGTCCTCCGATGAACGGCACGCCGATGCCGATGGGGGGTCCGCAGTGAAGCGCCCGCGGTGGCTTGACCTCGGCGGCCAGGAAATGTCCGAGTTGCGCGACCTGCCGGCGATTCAGATGCTGGTCGAGTGGCTGGAGTGGGAGCGAGCCGCCGCGCGGGACCTAGTGCTGGCCGCGGCGGTGACAGACGGAGACGTCAGGCTGCGCGCGGGCACGGCGCTGGCGTTCGATGCAATTCTACGCTCGCTCAATACGCCGGTGGCGATTGCGGACATGACCGATGAAGAGTTTGTTGACCCGGCCAGAAGGCCATCGCGAAAGGGACCAGATGCTGAAGTTTGATGAGCTGCCGAGTACGCCCGAGAACGACCGGATCATGGTGCGCCCGGATGAGCCGGAATCGCGCTCGAAGGGCGGCCTGTTCATCCCTGAGATTGCCCAGAAGCAAGCCATGTCGGCCACGCTCATCGACGCCGGCCTCCGCGCGCGGGACATCCTGTACGATAACGGCGCGAAGATGGGCGACAAGGTGCTGTTCGGCCAGTTCGCGGGCGTCTGGGAGGAATGGGACCACATCACCGCGGCGGGTAACGACCCGGCTTGCCTGCATGACTGGGCGCGCGACTCGGAGCGCGACGGATTCCGCCGCGAGGCGTGGCGGTGCGATGCATGCGGCGCCGAGCGATTGCAGGAGCCGGTGCTGGTGATGAACGTCGGCGACATCCTGGCCAACGTCAGCAAGGCCGAGCGCCTGCGCACGGGGGAGCTGAAGATGATCCGCTACGACAACCCTACGCTCCACAAATACGTGTGGCGCGACGAAGTGACCGCGCCGGCCCAAGACTCAACCGCCCCCACCAACGGAGTGAACTATGCTGCTTGATGGACAGACCGACACGGGCACCGATGACGCCGCGGACATCGCAGAGCTGAAAGAGGCGGCTGGCGGCGAGCCAGCGCCCGAGCGCGCGGAGGCCATCCCGCCAGCGCCCGAGCCGAACAAGCCGGTTGCGCTGACGCCAAAGCTGTCCCGCCGCGCCCAGGCCGAAGAGGACCGTAAGAAAGAACTGACGGCGCTGGCAGACACCGTGAAGGAACTGCGCGAGCGCGATTCCCAGCGCGACAGGCAGTTCGGCGAGCTGACCGGTCACCTGTCGGCGCTCGCGCAGCAGCGCCAGGCGCCGCCGCAGTACCAGGCGCCAGCCCCGCAGGCGCAGATTCCCGACCCCGACGAGCTGATGGCAAAGGCGAACGCAGCGCTCGATGGGCGCGACATGGGCGCGTACCACCGCTACCTGATGCAGGCCAACCAGGCGGCCACGTTGCGCTCGATGGCTCCCATCCTGGAGCGTGTCCAGTCGATGCAGCAGGCGCCCCAGCAACAGCAGCAAATCCCCGCCGAGCTGATGGCCTACTTTGCCGCATACCCACAGGTGGCCACCCACCCGGCCAAGATGCAGCTCCTGATGGCCAAGAACGCCGAGCTGGAGGCGCGAGGCTTTCGCCCGGGCCCGGAGCGCGTGCGAGCGGCCTTCGAGGAGGTGAACGCCATCGTCAGCAATGGCAAGCAGACCGAGCGCCCGGGCTTCGACCGCGGCACGGCTGCCGCGCTCTCTGGCACCCCCACCGCGCGCCCGGCGGGTGGCGGCGGACAAGGCAAGGGCGAGCCTCGCGTCGACCTGACGCCCGAAGAGCGGATGTACTGGAAGAAGGCCGGCTTCACGGACGAGGGCGAGTTGGCGCGAAGCATTGCGCAGTCTCGGCCCGACCGCGTCGTCCGGTAGTCGCTTGACAGTTCCGGAAAAGTAGCAGTACCTTTATCTAGTAGGGCGTAATTCCTCGCGCAGTTTGGCGAGTGTGCCGGCGACCAAGTCCGTGTTGACCAACCCGGGTCATCAACGTGAAGCAGGGTCAAAGGACACTCATGAACGTTCCGAGTCGCAATGACGCCCCTTCTGGACTGGACCTCCACGCCAAGTCGATGGCGCACGAAATCGCAGGGAAGGACCCCGCGTTCGTGTACGAGTACAAGTCGAAGGACCCGGCGCACCCGCAATACTTTGGGAACTACCTGAAGCGCCGCGAGGTCGGCAATCAGGTTGCCGGATTCACGTTCATCGAGCCATGGGAACTCGTCCACGAGGGCGACGTTGAACAGGGTCGCAAGCGCGCCGACGACACCAAGGGCGTCGACACGAAGGTCACCCACGGGTCGCTGGTGCTCATGCGGACGCCCAAGGCGAACGCGGAGAAAGCGCACCTGATGAACGCTCGCATGGTCGAGTTGCAAAGCACGTCGCTGCACTCGAATGAGCGCGCTTCGATTCAGCAGACCCGATACGGAACGCAGGTTTTCAGCGGAGACGCAACCAGCGGCGCTCATGCCGCCCCGGTGGTTTCCTCACAACTGACCGGAGGCAAGTAACATGGCGAACTCGGCTCTGACCGGATTTCGTCCCGTCTACGTGAAGGGCGGCGGGACCGTCACCTTCCGTCGCGGGCGAGTCCTCACCAACAACACCACGGCAATCTTCCTGTACGACGCGGTTGTCCGGGCGGCCACCGGCGACTACACCGTGACCGCTTCGACCAACAGCGCGACGGAAGGCAGCTCGCAGGGAGCGGTCTACACCGATGCGCAGGGAATCCGGCGCGAGGCGAAGTACCTGCCGGCGACCACGCTCTACACGTCGAGCGGCGTGGCCCCGGACAACGCATCTTACGTCTACCTGGTGGACAACCTGGTCAATACCGTGTTCACCGCGTCCATCGCGGTCGGCGCGGTGGCTCTGACCGACCTGAACCTGAACCTGATCATGGTGCTCGGGACCGGGTCGACGACCACGGGCCTGTCGGGTCACACCCTGACCAACGCGAGCAAGAACACCACGGCGACATTCCCGTGGCGCTTCGAAAACTTCGTCATCGGGTCGCCCATCAACGACCCGGACTTGGTGAACACGGCCGCCCTGGTCACCGCGAACTGCACCTTCGATGAACCGGCCCTGTCGGCCTCACTGGGAGCCTAACCACCATGTCAGCACTCAACATCGCTCAGCTCTACGCCGCGGTCGAACCCGTCGCGCGCAAGTGGTTCAACTCCGGGATGGGGAAGGACCCGGCCCAGTTCTCCCAGATTGCCGAGGTCAACTCGGTCGACGTCCCCATCCGAGAATTCGCGGAGTGGGCCGGCCCGCAGCAGCTGGAACTGAAGGTCGAAAATGCGCCGATGACCGTTCGGACCGTCGCGCTCGGCACCCCAAAGCGCGTCCAGGTGGCGACCTTCGCGGGCGCCCTGGAGTACAGCCGCGAAGCCGTCACCGACGTGAAGATTTCGCAGCTGAAGACCCCCGCGCAGGCGCTTGGCCGCGCCGCGAGCAAGACCCCGGAATACCTGTTCGCGCAGTTCCTGGACCGGTCGCACAACAGCGCCTACCCGGTCACCGCGGACAACGTCGAGCTTTGCTCGGCCAGCCACCTGACCCCGTACGGCACCACGTACGCAAACACGCTGGCGACGCCCGCCGCGCTGTCTGAGACCTCGCTGGAGGACATCCGGACCGCGTTGCGCACCATGATCGGCCCCGACGGCATGCTGGCCCCCGTCATGCCGAAGAAGCTCATCGTGCCGAGCGCCCTGGACGTCCTGTCCGAGAAGCTCGTCAAGTCAGAGAAGACCTTGGGCAGCGCGAACAACGACCCGAGCGTCATCCAGGGGATGAAGCGGATGGTGTTCGACTACCTGACCAACACCACGCGCTTCTACGTCCAGACCGATGCCGACGACGGGTTCTACTGGGACTGGCGCGAAAAGCCCCAGTTCGAGCGGGACAACGTCGCCCTGACGATGCAGGCGGTGTTCATCTGCTTCTTCCGCGCGATGTGGGGCGCCGAGAACGCCCGCTGCGTCTACGCCTCCAACGCCACGTAAGGAGCCGTCACCATGGCATTTCGTTCAAGCAAGACCATCACTGGATTTCCCGGCATGGTCGCCAGCTACGGCCAGCCGAATCCGTCCGGAATCGCCGGGGGACTGGCCCGATACTGGGGCGGCGGCGAGGTCATCTTCGTGGGCAATCGCTCTGGCCTGAAGGCCGGCGACGGCTCCTCTCCGAACAACCCCATGTCTTCTCTCGTCGGCACCGGTGGCGCGCTCGCGGCACTTCAGGGCACGACCGGCCGCGGGCATGTGATCTTCCTGCTCCCCGGCTCCTCCTATTCGGTCGATGCGGCCGATTGGGCGAGCGTCATGGGCGCGGCCAGCGACTTCGCAATCATCGGCCTCGGCACCGGGACGTCGCGAGCCTCGCTGACATGGACGACCGCGACCTCAACCCTGCTGATGGACACGGCGAACGTTGCTATCGACGGGTGCCGGCTGTTCCTGGCCGGCGCGAATGCGGCGGGCGCGGCGCTCACCGTGGCGGCCCCCATCACCATCAGCGGACCGGGCTGCGCGCTCCGCAACAATGACATCTTCTTCGGCTTCGACGCCGACCAGATTGTCACGGTCGGAATCACGACCACCGCGGCGGCCGACGGACTCACCCTGGAGAACAACACCTGCATCGGGGCGACCGCCGCCGAGTGCACGACCTTCATGGACATCATCGGCGTCGATCAGTTGCGCATGCGGGGCAACTACTTCGCGGGCGCAACGTCTGCGACCGGAGTCGGAATCGTCCGGTTTGCCACCACGGCGAGTCTCGACATCGTCCTGGAATACAACACCTACGTCAACCGGAAGGCGGCCTCCGCGGCTGCCGTGACCGGCCTGGCGGGCGTCTCCGGGGTCTCCCGGGACGAGATGTTCCACTACCTCGACAACACCAGCACGACTCCCTGGGTCACCTCCCCGGGTATCATGTGCTTCTACAATCCGCGCGTTACCAACCTGGCCGGCGAAGTCGGCATGATCCCGACCGTGGTATCAACCGCGTAGGAGGCGCCCGAATGACTCACTTTCTCGTCGAACAAAAGAGTCTATCCGCGATGCGGACGGATTTCCCTCATTCTCCAACCGATGACGCCGCGTCGTTCACGGATTACGTGGAAGACAAGTTGGCCAATGGCTGGCGAGTCGTCTCGCACACCGATGCGTCGAATGGGTTCTGGTTCGTCTTCGCATCAGAGGCAAGACCATGAAGCACGAGAGCAAGAAACAGCAGCGGTTCAAGGTCTCGAACATGGACTTCGGGGCCCTGGCCGCCGCTTATCCGCACGACCCGGAAGACTTCACGGCATCCATCGCCGACTACATCGAGGACATGCACTCGCAGGGCTGGGACTTCATCACCTCGACCCACGACGGCAACGGATACCGTTACTTCTTCAAGGCGGTCTGACCGCGAAAGGGGCCGCAGATGAGCACCAGACCGACCGACTTCGTCAATGGCGAAGTTCTTACGGCCTGTTCCATCTGCGGTCGCCGCCGCCTCTTCCCGTCGCAGGTCGTTCGCTCGCCTGACCGCCTGTTCCGCTGCATGGACTGCAACGAGAAGACGGTCCTGGAGTTCAACCAGGAGATTGCAGCGGCCAGGAGACGAAGACCCGAGCCGGATACCGCCATCGGCGTAGGTTCGCAGTTCAGCGCCTCGACACCAACCGACGATGATATGGGGTTCCCGTGAGCGTCAGATACGAAACCGTCACCGCAATGAGAGCAGCCGCCACAAGCGGGTTCTCTACGGTCACCGCGCAGACGGCCTTTGTCGTGTCGCTCAACGACTTCTTCAAGTTCGTTCGCGGGTCAGCGGCGACCCCGGTGGCGAACATCATCGTCCCATCGTCAGACGGCCTTGGGTCGTGGCACCGAATGGGAATCCCTCCCCAGGTGGGCGCGGGCGGGCTCCTGGTCTACGACGCGAATGGGAACGCATCGGCGTACACGCCTGGCGCGACGACGGGGCAGGTGTTCACGTCGAACGGGGCTGGCGTGCCAGGGACGTGGCAGCCGATCGGATCAACGAAGTACCTCGGAAACGTCGGGCAGCGCACCTACGTCCCGTCGAGCGCAGGCGGCACGCTGCTGAACATGATGTCGCTGTCCATGCACAAGGTCACGGACGACGTGGCGGCCGTCCAATTTGCTATTCCCAACTGGCAGGGAACGAACGAGGCAGGCCCCGGCGCCGCGTCCGTCGTCAAGGTATCGATCCAGTTCCCAGACGGCACGCTCGTTCCAATCTTGGTCTCTGGCTCTACGTCAGTCTCGATTCCAGATGGTGGCATGATCTGGACCGATCCATTCCCGTGGACCATCGCCCGCAATACGTGGTTCGGAATTCGAATCTACCGGACGAACGCGGTCGGATGCCCGTACACGGCCAACGTCCAGGACCACGCACTTGGCGAGCGCATCGAGTACAACGCGGGCGTTGACAAGACGCTGAGCGGGACGATCAGTGCCACGGAAACGGCGCCCTGGGCCGGCCCATGCGGCATCCGCGGCCTGATGACTCGGCCATCGGTCACCCTGATCGGAGACTCTCGCGTCGCAGGCGAAGGAGACACCCCCAACGGAACCGGGGCCATCGGCGAATACGCGCGCAGCCTGCAAGCAGCAGGGCTCGCTTGGCAGAACCTTGCCATCGGCGGCACTGGCGCCAACGGGTTCCTGTCGGGCTCTCACACGCACCGAATCGCTCTGGCGTCTCTCTGCTCGCACATGATCACGGAGTACGGAATCAACGACCTCCTTCTGGGCGACGCCCAGATGCGCGCTGACCTGAATTCCATCAACGCACTTCTTCCCGCAGCACAAAAGAAGTACGTTGGCACGATGGCTCCGCGGACGACGTCAAGCGACGGATGGGCGACCGTTGCGAATCAGACGGTCACCGCCCAGGAGTCGACGCTGCTCGCGAACAACAACTGGCGGCGGACAATCCCCACGGGGTTCATCGGATGTTTCGACGTCAACGCCATCCTGCAAAGCGGGATAACTGGCAAATGGCTCGCCCCCGGCTACACCGCCGACGGCCTCCATGGCAGCGCCACGGCGTACGCCGCAATCCTCAACAGCGGCATCATCACCGCGGCGAACTTCACGCTATGACCATCGGCGCAACGGCCAGCTTTGAGGAAAGTCGGGACGATATTTTGTCCGAAGCCCTCGAAAATCTTGGGGCCATAGCCCCGGGGGAAGTCCGCGACGCGACCAATTCCAACCTATTCACCATGGGCGAGCGCGCCCTCAACCGACTGGTCAAGCAAATCGGCGGCTCCACCGGCGTCAGCCTGTGGCACTTCCAGCGACGCACGTACACGACCGTCGCCGGCACCGACAACTTCGTGACCGCGTCCGACGTACTCAGCATCGACGGCCCAATCCGCTACACCCGCGCAGGCGCCACGTCGTCGCTCCAGGGCCTGCCGATGTCGCGGCACAACTACATGGAGCTGGCCGACCGGACCACGCCGGGGCCTTCGACCACGTACTACGTTGAGCAGCTGCTGACGACCACGACCGTCTACTTGTGGCCGGTGCCCGACGCGACCGGCGATACCATCGAGTACACCGTCTGCGTACGCGGGGCTGACTTCACGTCGGGCAGCGACACGCCTGATTTCTGGGCCGAGTGGACGACGTGCCTCGTGTACGGCCTGACCGCGGAGCTTGCGCCGAAGCTGAGTCAGACCGCGCTCATGGACAGGTACAAGCCGCTCTTCGAGGCCGAATTGCGCAAGCTGGCCGACGGTGACAACGAACGTGGAAATCTCACCCTGGTGCCCTTCGGTGCCTCAGGCAACTTCGGGGGGGCCGGCTGATGACTTGCACGACACGTAACATGATGCTACATCTGTGGGATGACAAAACCATCTCGCCCGTCCAAGAAGCCCATCGCACTAACCCAGGCCCAGGCGTACGCCGTGGCCGCCGCTGCGCAGGTCGACCCGCGCACGGTCAAGCGCGTGGCAGCTGGACTGCCGACGCGGCAAATGGTCACCGACCGAGTCATGTCCGCGCTCAAGTCGCTGGGCATTCTGGTGGCGCTTCTCGTCGTCGGCTGCGGAATCCCGAAGCCGGGCGCATCGCCGGAGGAGGCAGCTAACGTGGCGTCTACTGTCTCGCTGGTTCAAATGCTCGCGGCTGGCATGGCCACGTCAGCCGGGCTTCCGCTCGCGTCTGGGCGCGCCCGGTTTTATCTCCCCTCCACGCTGACGCCGGTGTCTGTCTACGCAGACAGCGCCGCTGCGACGCCCATCTCGCCGCCGCTGATTCTGACCGCGGGAGGCACAGGCATCGCGTACACGAAGGTCCCCACGCGGATGGTGGTGAAGGACTCGACGGACACCACGACCGTGTTTGACGGCCTGGTCAACATCGATCGCGCCGAGCAGGCGTACATCCAGAGCACGTCGATCAACGGAGGCACGGAGACCACGCTACAGGCGTGGCTCGACGCCTACAGCACGTCGTTCGGTGGGTCGGCCGGGCTCTGGAAGATCAAGACATCGGCGTCGGCGGTAGAGCGCAACCTGATTGACCTGCTTTTTGACAATGCACGGACCAGCGTCAAGAGCTTCGGCGCGGCAGGGGACGGCATCGCCGACGACACGGCGGAAATTCAGGCGGCTATTGACTATGTCGTATCAATCGGCGGCGGTGACGTGTTCTTCCCTCCCGGTACGTATCTGACAAGCTCCCCTCTGACTCTCGGCGCAACGGCTCCCACTGTCTCGTTCGTGGGCGCATCTTATTTCGCCAGCGTCATCAAGAACACCAACACGGCCACTAACACGTTCACCATCGCCACGGGAAATCCGACGAACTTCAAGAACATCGGGATTTCTCACTCGTCGACATCTACCGGAATCGCCGTGTCATCGACAGGCGGATCAACTCTTTCCATTGATAATTGCAAATTCCTCAATCACGCAAAGCTGGTCGCCTCTCCAGCTAGCGTTCTCATGCTCAATTCCATATTGACGACGGCACCGGCTAGCGTCCTCGGGGCGCTCGCCCTCACGGGGAACGCGACGTCAACCATCATCGGCAGCACGCTGACGTCCGTTGCCGGCAGCGGGGTCACCACGCTAGCCGGGTCGCTGAATCTGGTTTTGATCGGCTGTGTAGTAAGCGGGGCCACGGCCGCGATCGATCTTGGGTCAACGTCGTCACTGTTCGCATACGGAGTGGTCAGCGGGAACGGGGCCGGGTATCGCGCAGCGGCCACCGTGGGGGCGGTATTCGCCTACGGCTCCAGCCTGGGGACCGTCATCGACGGCCGGACCGGAGCGCCGGTGAACTATGTATTCGCTGGGGCGAACAATATGACTCCGCTCCCACTCCAAGCGGACGTCATTCGCGTTGAACAGCAGACCGGCGCCGTCGTCACAACCATCAACAACATCGCCGCCATCGGCTTCAAGACGTTCACGCTCATCTGCTCGAACACGTCCGGGGGCGGCTCCACCTTCACGTTCGGGGCGAACTATGTGCTGTCCGCGGCGGTCACGCCAGCGGCCGGGAACCGCGTGAGCTTGCTACTCGCCTACGATTCAATCTCCGGCAAGACCTACGAAGTCGGGAGGGCGGCGACCGCGAACTGAATGCCTAACGTCGCCGAAAAACAAAACCCCCTGGCCGTGAAGCTCAGGGGGCCCGAGCCTCTCGGCTCGACACGCCGTTCTCGGCGACGTGGAACCATGACCTTGACGCCTTCGCGGGCTTCTGTCAAGCTTCGCTGCGATGCGTTCTCGGCGCCTCGTTGTCGTAGATTTTACGTCCCCGGCTCAATGGCCGGTGAAGCCAAATGCCGTGAGGTCACTTCCGATCCGCACTATGGCCAGGGGGCGCGCAGATGGGGCGCGTAGGATCGAAGATGGGCGGCACACCACCCGCCGTGACCTATGGGCCTGTCAGAGCCCGCGACCACGAACGTCTAAAACTGGCGGCCTCCGGGCTGTACCGGCGTTCGACCGCGAGTAGCAGCAGGCGTCAGATTCAGCGGGCCGCAGAGCCTACCCCGGACCAGGGGTATCCCATCCGTGTGCCCGCATGATGGCGTCGGTCGACATCTCGGCTGGCGTGGTCTCAACGGCAGATGACGTCAGTTCCGCACCCTCTCGCGTGGTCAACTTCATGCCCGACGTCGCCGGTGTTCAGCGCCCACGCCCCGGCCTTGTCGCGTACACCACGACCGGCCTGGGAACCTCGCCCATCATCGGCCTGTATCGCTGGAAGACCTGGCTCGTCGCCGTCACCGCTGACCGCAAGATTTGGGCGCTGGCCGACGGCGCTCCGACGGCATGGGTCGCGCTGTCAGATGCAACGGCGGCGACCAAGCTCGACAACCTGCGCCTGCCCGTCTTCGCCGAGTCACCATCGTTCCTGTACATCGCCGGTGGCGGCCTGATTCAGAAGTGGACGGGCGTTGGCCTGACCGCTCGCCTGGGTGGCTCGTCGCCGTCCACCAGCTTCATCATCAACATCGGCCAGCGCCTCGTCGCCATCGACCTGACGAATCCAGGGCGCTTCCTGTACTCCGACCTCGGCGAAGGGAACGACGCGACATGGGGCGCTCTCAACTTCCAGACGGCCGAATCTCGCCCCGACGGCCTGGTCGCGCTGTACGAGAACACCGCAGAGGCGGCCCTATTCGGTACGTCATCGCTTGAAATCTACGGACTCTCGACTGACCCGCTCATCCCGTACCAGCGCATCAACACGCTGAACATCGGTCTTCTCGCGGCGTATTCCGTCGTCCGCGTCGACTCGTTCTACTTCCTGCTCGACGACAAGCGCCGCATCATCAAGACCGACGGGCGCTCGTACGAGAACGCCAGCGAGGCGATTCAGCGCGACTTGCTGAGGCTGGCGACCGTGTCCGACTGCTACGGGTACCGCGAGCGCACCGACCGCAACGACTGCCTGGTGTTCGTCTTCCCGACGGAGCGGCGCGCGTGGGCGATGGACATGGGATCGAAGAAGTGGGCTGAGCGCGGCATCTACGATGGTGTCTCGGTGAATGGGACGTGGGACGTCGCCGCGGCTGCATACTGGGATGCGCTCAACCTGAACGTCTGCGCGCGGACCGCCACGCTTGGTCTGTCGTACGTCGACACGGACACGCGGACCGACTACGGCTCGACGCTGCTCTCCGAGTTGGTCACCGGCTGGCAGGACTTCGGGACGGCGAACCGGAAACGCAGCGCGCGCCTGCGGGTCGTCATGCGCCGGGGGACGGCCACGCTTGGGGCGACGGGCGGTCAGCTGGAAATCGCCACCCAGAGCGACGGCCTCGGGTGGTCTGGCTTCAAGCAAATCGACGTCGGGCAGCCGTCGGACCTACAGCAATCGAAGGACCTGCGCGTAGGCGGCGTGTTTCGGCGTCGTCGCTACTGGGTGCGCTACTCGGGCAGCGACGAGCTTTCGATCGCCGGGCTGTACGATGACGTCGAAGACCTGGAGGCAACCGGATGAGGCCCGTCACCGAGAACATGTCCCAGAAAGAGCTTATCGCGGTCGTGCGCGAGCTGGCGACGCGGGCCGTTCCGCTCGACACCACGGGCGCCCCGGCTGCGTCGGCGTCGTTCAAGGGCCAACTAGCCATCGACGAGGGCGTTGCGGCATACATCGCGGTCAGCGTCGGCCTTGGTGCAGCGGACTGGGTGTTGATCTCGTGACGGTGGTACCATCGCAGGAAGAGGTAAGCCATGGGTGATGTTTTCGGTGACAACGGACTGCTTAACATTGACCGGTCTAAGCCGCTCACGCCGAACCCCGACGGCTCATACACCTACTACACAACGACAGGCGGAACTGGCACTGCTCGCCAAGGGGACCGCACAGGCGTTGTCGAGTCATTTGCCGACTTGGCCCATAACGCGATATCCGGCGTCACGGGGCTCGCCAAGTCGCCCGGCTACGACACCGCGGCCCAAGGCGCCAAGGAAGCCCAGGCGTACCTTCAGCAGCTGTCGCAGACGGCCTGGGACCGGCAGATGCAGGGGTTGCAAGGCGCGCTCGGGTCGTTCGGGGCCTATGACGCCCTGTCGAATCAGCTGATTCCGCGCCACGGCGGACCATCGCCCGGGCAGGGTGGCGGAATGCCCGGCGCTGGAGGCCCATCGTCGCCGCCGAACCCGTCCCTTCCGCCTCCCGGCACCGTGCCAACGACAGGATATCGCCCGCCTGTCGGCGCAACCCGCACGCCTCTTACCCCGCCAGACGCGCCGCCCGCCCTTCCGCCTCCGGGTACGCCGACGACCGGGTATGTGCCGCCGACCGGCGCCACGCGTACGCCGCTCAACCCGCCCCCGGCCTTGCCGCCTCCCCCGTCGTATGCCCCTCCCGCGCTGCCGCCTCCGGGATCACCCGTCGCGCTGCCTCCTCCGGGCGGTGGGTCGTACGCGGCCCCCGCGCTGCCCCCGCCCGGGACCGACATTTTGCAGCAACTGGCATTGATGGCCCGCAGCGGCCGGGGGTCATTCTGATGTCCAGCTATGACGACTGGCTGAAAGACTACAACTCCAAGATCGGAACTGGCACCGCGTCAGACCCCAGCGTCTGGCAGAGTGACCCGCGCTCGAACCCCAACAACATCATGGGGAACTTCTACAACCCCGAGACCAAGCAGGGCTACTCTGACTTCCTGAACCCTGCGCTTCAGGCCAGTCCGGGCGGCACTGCCGTTGCGCCGGGCACGGCCGGCTACGCAGACCCGAACACGCCCGGCTTCTACTCGGGCGCCACGGGCTCTGCCTACGGCGTGCAGCCCGGAAGCTACGGCTACTCGGCGCCCTCGACAAGCAGCGGCGGAAGCACCGGATCGACCGCGGCTGACCAAGCTTACAGCCAGTCGGCGCCGAACTACTACACGCAGCAGCTGAACTTCAGCGGCGGCACGTCGCAGTTCTCGCCCACCGGCTCCACCGGGCCCGCCCAGCCGACCTACTACGGCGGGGCGGCCACCGCTTCGCAGTACCCGCAGACCAGCGGCGGCTACAACCCGTCGGCGTCAAGCGGGCAGGCCGGCCAGCTGCAAAACAACACCTGGTGGGGCGACCCGGCGCAGGCGTCGCTCGAAAACGCGTTCGCGCAGTACGGGCAGCAGCTGCTCAGCCCGACCAACACGGCGCAGTTGAACGCCTCCAATCCCTACGGCACCGCGCTTCAGGGCGAGATGCTGGGGCAAAATGCCTCGGCGCTGTACGGCAACACCACGAACAGCCTGAACAACCTGGCGAACGTGAATGCCAACGTCAACATGCCGTCGGAGCTTGCCCAGAACTCGGGGTCGCTGGCGGGCATCTACGGCAGCGCGAACAACGCACAGGGGTACCTCCCGGGCGCGCTGTCCAGCCTGGCGCAGCCGTCCGAGCTGGCGCAGCAGGCTGGGAAGATCGGGGGCTACTACGGCCAGGCCGGCAACGCCGCTGGCTACCTCGGCGGGGCGTTGAACAGCCTCGGCCAGCCGACCGCGCTCGACCAGGCGGCGCCGAACATCACCGGGAACTACAACAGCGCCCAGAACGCGCAGGGCTGGCTCAGCCAGATTGGGGCCCAGCTTGGCGGACCCGGCGCGCTGGAGCAGTTCGCGGCGTCCGACCTGAACGGCACGAACCCCTACTATGACCGCGTCGGCCAGCAGGGGCGGGCGGCCATCGACCAGTCCGTGGCGGCCCGCGGCGCGTACGGCTCGGGCGGCGCGCTCGCATCGCTGGGCAACTATCAGAGCGGCCTCGACGCGCAGAAGTACCAGCAGGAGGGGCAGCTCCAGGGCTCCGCGCAGGCCGCCCAGCAAGCGCGGCTTGGTCTGGGCGGGCAGTTGTCCTCGGCGGCGGACGCAAGCGCCCTGAGCCGCGGCAATGCGCTCCAGGGGCTCGCGCAGAACCAGACCGCCAACCGGCTCCAGGGATTGCAACTCGGCGGGCAGCTATCCCAGGCCGCCGACACGGGCGCGCTGAACCAGGGCAACGCCTATGCCAATCTGGCACAGAACATGTTCGGGAATCGGCTGGCCTCGACGCAGCTCGGGGGGCAACTCTCCAGCGCGGCGGACACCAGCGCCCTGAATCAGGCAAACGGCCTGTCATCGCTCTACCAGAACATGTTCGGCGACCGCATGCAGGCGCAGCAGCTTGGGGTCACGGCGAACAGCGCGGCCGACGCCTCGAACATCGCACGCCTCGCCGGCATGACGAACATGGTCAACAACGGCGACCAAACGACGCTCGCCCGTCTGGCCGGTCAAGGCACGCTCGCCAACCAGGCCGACACGACCGGACTCAACTACCTCAACTCGTACTTCAACCAGGCGGGCGCGGCACAGCAGGCGGGCGGCCAACGGGTCAACTCGCAGTTGGACCGGCAGCTCCAAGAGGCCATCGCGCAGGCCGGCCTCTACGGCGGGTTCTACGGCCAAGGCGGTCAGCAGTCGGTGGAGGCGGGCGTGGGCTCGGCCAATGCCGGGGCGAACGCGGCCCAGCTGACCGGGCAGGGGCAGAATTCCGGGTATAAGAACCTGTTCGACCTCGGCAGTCTGTTTCTATAGCGGGACGAATAAGTAATGGCAGCCTACCAGCCAATCCAGATGCCGGGCGGGTCCGGCGATTTCATGGGCGACGTGGTCGATCGGATCATGCGCGCCCGCGAAGCCTCCCGGAAGGCCGAACAGGACCGGGCGGAATTGCTGCTGCGACAGCAGGCGCTCGGCCAGCAGCAGCAGCTACAGAGCGCCCAGATTCAGAACTACCAGTCGGAGGCTGACCAGCGGAAGGCAGCTGAGGCCGACCGCCGCGCAGGCATCCAGCGCGAGGGAACGGCCGCCGTTATCGCTGCCCTCGACGCCGGCAAGCACGACCTGGCCAAGCAACAGGCCAAGCTGTACGGCATCGACATTTCGAAGGTCGCGCCGTCCGTCACGCAGATGCCGGGCAATACGACCATGGCGCCGCTGGGCATCGACCTGACGGCACCGCCGGCCGAAGGCGAAGACATGGCCGCCACCTTCGACCGAAACGCCAAGGCCATCGCGTCGAATGCCCCGCTGGCACCGAAAGAACCCACCGCCTGGAATATCAACGGTACGCCGTACGACCCGGCCAGCACTGAGGCCGCAATCGCCGCTGAGCGCGAGAAGACCGCCAAGCGCACCGAAGAGGCATTCAGCCCGCTGGGTTACGGCCCTGTGGCTGGCGCCCTCGCCCGCGGTGGCACCGGGGCGAAGCCTGTCGAGGTCGATACGCTGATTTCGCAGCGGATGAAGGCTGACCAGGCGGAGCGCGACCGCCGCGAGATGCTGGACAGGCGCATCGACGCGACCCAGGCGCAGCACGAACGCGAGAACCTGACGGTAGAACAGAAGCTTGCCGAGTCCGCCAAGAACCGGGCGGCCCGCATCGCGGCGGCGCAGGCCGGCGGCGGCGGCGCGCGGACCGATCAGGCGAACCTGTCCGGGTACAAGTACGCCGACCAGGTCGTACACCAAGCCGGCCAGGAGCTCGGTCTTCCGAAGCTGACCGAGACGCTGAACCTGTTTGATATTGCCAAGCAGGAGCTTGGAAAAGACTCCGGGGCTGCCCAAGTGGGCGCCCGCATGGTTGTCGAGCGCGCCCTTCGCGGCGGGCCTCCGACCCAGTACATGGACCAGCAAGAGGCGGCGCACCTGGGCGGCCTCTGGGCGCAGGTCACCGGAAAGCTTCAGACGGCAGCGAATGGTCAGCTCGGAGACGAGCAGCGCAAGGCCATCGCCGACGAATTGGACGCCGCACGCGAGCAGTTCATCGCCGCGCGCGAGCGCCGGCTGGGAGCCATCAAGCAGCGGCTGACCACTGACCCTGCCCTTCAGAACCTACGCGGGACGGCCAACGCCAGGTATCGCCAACTCGCCGAGGGAATGGGCGGCGGTAGCGAAGACATCTTCCCCGGCGAGGGCAACGCCCTTCCGCCTGTCGGGGCTGGGTCGGTCGCGGCGGCGGGCAAGGCTCAGCCGAAGACGGTGCGGGAGAAGCTAGCGCCCAAGGGCGACCAAGACGCGGAGGAGCGAAAGAAGCGCCTCCTGCGGGAGCTGGGCGGCCTGTGAATCCAATTATCGAGGCCATCGGTCCGACGCGGCCCAAGGAGCGTCCTCTGGCGGAAATCATCAGCGACGCCGTTGACGCTGGCCTGTCGGACGCCGACATCAAGGCGGCGGTCGCACGCCGCAAGGCCACCGCGCCACCGGCATTCGCGCTCACGGACTACGCAGGCGAAAACAAGGCCGGCCCGCTGGCACAGGCAACGCAGGCAGCGGACGCCCGCCTGGCGGCCGATCCATTGGCGGAGGGCGACGTCGTCCTGGAAGACCCGCGGTGGCAACGGCTCACCGGGCACACTCCGGCCGACAACCAGGAGCGCGAACGCCAGGCCCAGGCGCGTGGCTTCGCGCAATTCGCGGTCGGACAGGCAGCCGGGCCGCTCGTCGGCGGCGGCCTGCAAGCCGCTGGCATGGGCGCCGGCCTATCGAACGTCGCTGGAGGCGTCGCAGCCGGGGCATTGCCAACGGCCATGGCTGGCGGCTCCCCGACTGACATCATCAAGGACGCGGCGATTGGTGGTGCGCTGCCGGCCATCGGCGGGGCGCTGGCTGGTGCCGGCCGTGGCATCCAGGCGAGCCGCGGGGCGCAGGCGCGCAGGCTGATCGAGTCCCGCGGCGGAAGCGTCGGCGTCGAAGACAGCGGGTCTGGCCTGCCTGAGTTCCAGGGGCGCGGGAAGATCACAGACGCGGACATCGGCGACGTATCACGCGAGGCTGGGCGTAAGCTGCTGGCCGAGAATGACCGTCGCTTTGACGTCGAAGGCCGCCAGCCGTATCGGGCGGCAACGGCCGAGATTGACAAGGGCCAGGGGCGGAACCTCGCGAGCACAATCCCGCTTCGGCGTGAGATGATCCGGGTTGCCTCTGACCCATCGACCGACCCGGCGACCCGCAACTTCCTGGAGGGACAGGTCCGCGAGATGGACGCGCAGTTCCCGATCGACAACGGTCGGCAATACGCGCCGGAGTCGTGGATCAATGGCAAGACGTCGATGCTGTGGCAGCGCGCCAAGCCCGGTCTGCCGTCGGGTGCCGGGTCCGTCCAGGACGCCAAGATCGGAACCGTGGCAACCGTCGGCCAGAAGCTGCGCGAAGCGGGCCCGTACGCAGACGCCAACCGCAAGTACGCCGAAGCCAAGAACGACTCGGGCGACTTCCGTGAAGCTCTCGGGCTGAAGCGAAAGCCATCCCCGGACGAGAATGTCGATGAGCGTCGGGTCGCCAATGTCCTGGCGCGCCGCGGGCAGAAGACGACCACGGCAGGCATCCAACAGGGCGACGAGCGGCTACAGGAGTTGCTTGACGCGAATCCCGAGTTGGCGCGAGTCGCCGAGGGACCGGAGTTGCTCAAGGCGAAGGCCGACCTGCAATTCCGCGTCGGCAATCCGGCACACGGCGGAATGCTGGAACGCATCGGCCTACCTGGTGGCGCGCTCCTGGGCGGCCTCGCCGCTGACATGGCAGGCGGCCACGGCGTCAAGGGCGCCGCGCTCGGCCTGCTGACTGGCCTGACAGCGCAGAACGCGACGCCCATCGCTGGGCGCCTGCTCTACAACCCGGCCCGCGCTGCGGTGCCTGCCGGCGAAGCCATTGCTGGCGCTGGGCCGCTGGCATCGCAGTACGCCGCCCTCGCAAGCAACCCAATCATCCAGGCCTATCTCCAGGCCCAGCAGCGCGACAAAGAACGCGCGGCGGCCCTCAACGCCAAGTAAAGGACGACCATGTCAGCAATCAACGAAGGCGGTTACACGGTACTTGCCGAACTGGGCTTGGCCACCACAGGCAAGGTCGCAGCGCCGGGCAGCGGGGCGACCATTACCCTGTGGTCAAGCATCGGCAACAACCCCGCCGCAGGGAAGGGCTCCCGATACAAGATGCTCGTCATGAACATCTATTCGTCCCACGCCTCCGCGGCGAGCGGCTTGGTTATCTCCGAGTCGTCCGACAAGGGCGTGACGTGGGATTCGCTTGCCACCGCGTCCGTGAGCGCGACAACTTACACCAAGACATACACGAAGGTCTCCGCGCCTGACGTGAAGGTGGAGTATACCAACAGCGCGAACGTCCTGACGACCTGGCGTGGCTCGGTCCTGGGCGACCCGATGGAGCGGAGCAACGGATAGTGGGCGTCATCCAGGGACATACCGGCGTAGGCGCGGTGCTGTCGCTGTCGGTTAGCGGCGCCAGCGGCAAGACCTCGCACCTAGCCGAGGGTGCGCGGCAGGGAGACGCCGTAACCCTCTGCAAGGACGTCACGTATATGCCGGCCGGCGACGCGTCGGCGTGCTTCGAGTCGCGCATCACAGTTGACGGCCACGTCGCCCAACTGAGCGGCGACCTGGCCGGACACACCATCGCCCTGATTCTCGTGAGGCCAACCTAGCATGTCCGTAATCCAGGGAGACGTCGGCGGTGGTGGCACAGACGCCACCATCACGTTCAGCGACATCACGACCAACGATGTCTCGTCGACCAAGCACGGCTTCATGCCGAAGCTCCCGAATACGGCGACCAAGTTTTGGCGTGACGACGGTACCTACCAGACCATCTCGGGCGGCGGCGACGCGCTGGTCGCGAACCCCCTGTCCCAGTTCGCCTCGACCACGTCGGCGCAGTTGCGCGGGGTCATCTCCGATGAGACTGGCTCGGGCGTTGCGGTGTTCGCGACGTCGCCAACACTGGTCACCCCTGTCCTCGGAGTCGCCACCGCCACGTCGCTGAACAAGGTCGCGGTGACTGCCCCGGCGACATCGTCCACCCTCACGATCCAGGACGGCTTCACGCTGACGGTGACCGGCAATGCCAGCGTCAGCGGGACGCACACCGGGACATCCAGCGGGACGAATACGGGCGACGTCGCGAACACGGCGCTGACCACGTCGTCCCTCGCGCAGTTCGCGTCAACGACGTCGGCCGAAATGCGGACCCTGCTCTCTGACGAGACCGGTACCGGCGTCGCGGTGTTTGCTACCAGCCCCACGCTGGTCACCCCGACACTTGGGGCTGCGACGGTCACCACGGTCAACAAGGTCACGGTCACCGCGCCCGCAACCGGCTCGACACTTACGATCGCTGACGGCAAGACGCTGACCGTGTCGAACGACGCGACGGTCTCTGGCACCAACACCGGCGACCAGACCATCAGCGACGCGACCATCAGCACGTCGGATATCACCACCAACAACTTCACTACCGCGAAGCACGGCTTTGTCCCCAAGGGGACGAATATCGGCAACTTCCTGAAGGACGACGGGACTTGGGCGGCCCCCGCTGGAGGCGGCGACGCGCTCACGACCAACACGCTTGCGCAGTTCGCGTCAACGACATCGGCTCAGCTGGCCGGGGTCATCTCGAATGAGACCGGCAGCGGTTCGCTGGTGTTCGCGACGAGCCCAACCCTCGTGACGCCTGCCTTGGGCGTCGCCAGCGCAACGACCATCAACAAGGTGACCGTCACGGCGCCTGCGACGGGCTCCACGCTGACCATTCAGGACGGCTTCACGCTGACCGTCTCGGCGAACGCCACCGTCAGCGGCACGAACACCGGTGACGTGGCGAATACCGCCGTCACAACGGGCAAGCTGTCCCAGTTCGCGGCCACCAGTAGTTCCGAACTGGCCGGCGTCGTCAGCGACGAAACCGGGTCGGGCTCGCTGGTATTCGCTACCTCGCCGACGCTCGTTACCCCGACACTGGGCGTGGCATCTGCCACCTCGCTGGCCCTTGGCAACGGCAACATCACTGCCGCCAAGCAGGTCTGTTTCAACGGCGTTGTCGCGGGCGGGAACAAGACCGGGGCAACGCAGAACCTTGCCGACTGGACGGCGGGCTCTGCCTGTACGATCACGTTGACTGGGAATTGCACCGGAACATCGACGATGACGTCGCCGACCGGCGTGTCGAGGCTGACTCTGATCATCCTCCAGGACGGCACCGGGTCGCGCACGATTTCGACCTGGCCGGCTACCGTGAAATGGGTCGGCGGAACCGTCCCAACGCTGTCAACTGCCGCGAGTGCGATCGATATCATCACGTTTTTGTGGAACGGCACGAACTACTTCGGGATGGCCGGGATAGGGTTCGCCTAAGCCGTGGCGACGAACCTCAAGAACACCTCGTCGACCCGCATCTCGGCCTATACGGCGACGGGCGGCGGCGCGGCCATCACCGTCATCAACGACGGCGACTATCCGCCAACGTCGAGCACCGACAGCGCGCGTTCCTGGGACTCGTACCACGGCGCCGTCCTGGAAACCGACGACTGGGTGGGATACACGTTCCCGACCGACTACACCTGGTCCCAGGTCGTCTTCCAAGAGGGGAAGGAATACGCGGACGGGGGGTACTTCATCGGCGACCCTCATATCGAGGTGCGCGTATCTGGCGTGTGGACGACCGTGTCGGGCTCGTCGATCACGCCGTCCTATCCCGGCGCCCCGAACAGCGTGAATTTCGAGAGCTATCAGTTCGACTTCACGCCCATCACCGGCGACGGCATCAGAATTCGCGGCGTCCCGGGGAACTTCGGCGGCGCGTCACCGTCGTTCATCTCCTGCGGCGAGCTTGATGTGTTCGGCGACGTCCCTGGTGCGGCTACCAATGATGCCTTGTTCTTCGGGATGGGAGTATGATCTGACCATGTTTGACCGAATCATGTTGTTCCTGGGTGGATCGACCGCCGCCATCGGCATCTCCCTTCAGGGAATGTCGCTGCCCGATGGCGGACACGCGTTCGGCATCAAGCTCGCAGCTATCATCTGCGCGGGCGTGAGCGCCGGGTGTCTGGCCATCTCTCCGTCGGTGCGAGGTAGCGCCAAGGACAAGGCCCCGTAGCAGATGCGGACGCCGATGCGCATCGTCGACCCGCGCGGCGCGCCCGAGCCCGTTCCGAAGGTCACGCCAGACCACTGGGTCACAGCCAAGAACACCATCCTGGCGGGAGTCATGTCGCTGCTGACGGCGGCGGCTGGCATCATCGGCTCCCACTTGGGCGGGGCGACCAAGGACGACATCCGCGGCCTGCGCCAGGACATGGCCGACCGCGCCCTGGACGACGCAACGGCGCACTCGGCCATCTGGGTCCAGATGAACGCGCTCCAGGCGCGGGCGAACACCGTGGACCCATCGCCGCAGCCGCGAGTGCAAAGAAAGCCGCGGCGCCCCCCTGGACCTGATACACAATCGACCCCATGATCCACCCAGACAACAACGAGGGCTCGTGACCAATGGCGCAAACAACGGAACGGGTGGCAGGGGGCGTGATTCGACGAGTGCGGCAGCTGATGAAGCGGCGCGAGCCGCATACTACGACCAGCTCGCGCGCACCTCGGACGCCCTCCGCACTCTCCTTGATACCTTCGGCGAAACTCTCCGCCGCTCGCGAGGAGTTGAGGCTATTGACCGACGACCTACGGACCGCGAAATCGCGCTACAACTGCGGCTGACGTCCTCGACGTTCCTGGACATCGCCCAGGTGCTCGACGAGGAGCCGGTGCGAGTCCGCTCGTCGGACGAAATCACGACCGCGACGAAGCGAATCAAGCGGCGCGGTGACTCTGAGCCAGGGCGGAAACGGTCGTGACCATTCCGCCCGATGACGACGTCGAAATCTGGGACGTGTCCGCCGTCATCGACCAGGGGAACGACTTCGACATCGAGGCGCCCACGCTGGTCGAAGTGAGGCGCATCTGCCCCGGGTGCGGCGGTGACAGGATTGCCCTCGAAGAGACAGACCAGCCGCCGTCATCCCACGCGCAGGCATGGCGCTGCGGCCCGCTCGTCAACGGACGTCCGTCGTACCCCGAGGGCGCGTGCCGTGGCAACCAGACTTGGTACTGGTGTCGGGCGTCCATCGAGTACGGCCACCGGGGCACGCTCATCATCATCAGCAAGCCCGACGAGGGCGGCATGATCGTGATGTTCTTCCCGGACCGCCGAATCACCCCGCGTCCCGTCGCCATCGAGCGCCGTGGACTTCCGCCCGGACGACCAAGATGAAAGGACCGACCATGAAACGCTACCTAGTTCTCGCGCTCGTCCTGCTCGCATCATGCGGGACCGTCGCCGATGAGCCTGTCACCGCTACCGAGTCCGCCGCGATATGGACCGGAGAAGACACCTTCATAAACGGCCACATCTTCTGTGGGAACCTGGGTTGGTATCCCAAGCAAACGGTCTATCAGACCGCGCACGCTCCATATCCGTTTACGTTTTCCACGCGGTTTTACGCGTGGGGCGCGTCTCCAGGGGTTGTGAATTACAACCTGATGGTCCTGGTGTGCCCAGCTACCGCCACGCTCTACTCGGGCGGCGACGGCGGCTGGTACAGCCACGCTGCGCTCACGTCGTGCTCCATCTACACCAAGCGCGCCGGTGTCAACGACTGGTCATATGATTCGGATGTCAGCGTAAGGGCGTACAATGCAGTCTACTACCCAAACGATGGGGCCAACGGGACGTGGGGTTTGATTATTGACTGGTACGGCGGCGGCTCCGGGACTCACGACCTGTGGAATTCGTGCGGGTTCGCGGACGGAGTCGGCGGCTCGCTCTGGTACACTTTCTACTCGCCGATTTGAGGGGGATTCCAATGCTCAACAAGCTCGCGTCCGTTTCCTTCATCATCGCGCTCGCGGCGTGTTCGTTCGCGGCCACGGCTGCATTCGCTATCGCGCTTGCCACGCCAGTCGCGACAGCGACGTCCGGTCTGTTGGCTCCCAGGTGCGTCCCGGCGTGCAAGGCCGGCTACCACTGCGTCCAACTCAACAGCCAGCCAGGCGGGCCGATTCTGCCGCCCATCTGTGTACCGAACTGATGACGCACGACCAGCTCGCCGCCATCGAAGGCATCATCGTGACGACGGCCAAGGGCGTCTCGTACTTCTACCCGCCCGCCACCCCGCTGGTGACCGCCATTCGCGGGCTCATCGAGGCAGCCGAGGAGCACGGCATCATCCCGACGGAGCTGCCAGAGGGACAACTTGCGGCGATTGCGGCGGGCATGGCGGCAGCGCGGGCGAGCGCGATTACGAGCGACCGGGCGCGGCGGAAGTAGCAGCGCGCACCTCTTCGACGGGGATTCCACGGGCTCTGGCCCGCTTGACCATGTCGGCCGTGCCGACGCCACCTGGGAACGCGATGAGAAGGCGCAGCGGAAGGGCAGCGATGACGGCGTTCCGCCTTGGTCCGGCACCCTTGCCGTAGCTATCCCAGCGCGCGGGTACCCTGATCACATCGCGCCCTCGGCTGCGGGCGTAGAAGTCGGCCATGGAGTCCGCTCCCTTTGCGTCGCCATGAACGATGACGTCGCCCTTCAGGACCAACCTGTCCAGTATCGCCACGAGCAGGTCGGTATCCGAGAAGTCACGCCCGCCGCAGACCGCAACGAACGTCATCAGCCCCTCCGTTTCGCGCGCTTCGCCAGGGCCGACAGGGCAGCGTCAAGCTCGGGCGGCGCCCATTGCCGCACCCCCACGGCGGCAAGCGCATCGTCAACGGTCATGACCTTGCGCCAGTGGTCGGGGTAGTCCGCCGCCATCCGCCGTTCATTCTCTGACCTGTCGTGCGATGACGGCGCCTGTACCGGGTCCTTCACCTCGATGAAGACGGGCGCCTTGGTGACAACGTGCCTGGCCAGCAGGTCGAAGCCGATTGCGCCCAGCGCGTGCACGTCCGTCACGATGGTCACCTTGCGTAGCTCCCGGGCGATGGCTGTGTGATTGCCGTCCCGTTTGCGCCGGTAGAAGCTCACTTCCCCTCCCCGATACGCGCAGCCACCACGGATAGCGCGCCCTGGTAGCTCCAATCTGCCGGGCATTCACGTCGGGGCTCGTAAGTCTCGACGATTTCCAGGCACCGTTCGCGCTCAGCCAACCTCTCCCGCTGCCGAATCACCTTCTCATCATGCTCGGCCGCGTTCGCCCGTGCGCCCAGGGCCGCTGCGCTGTCCTCCAGGTCTTTGATCCTGGCGTCCCTGGTGGCGATGTGATCGCGAAGCTTTCGAGACTCCTCCCATGCATTGTCCCGTTCCTTCTTGGCGGTCGCGAGTTTGGTTTCGAGGTCGCGCGCGCGAACCGTCCATGCCGTCTCTGATTCCAACGCGGCGGCCCAACACTGCTCGGCGGTCGCGAGTCGCGTTTCGAGGTCCCGGGCTTGCTCGGCGAACTTGCGCCCGGACAGCGTCCCGCCATAGAGCGCTCGCAGCAAGTCGCTCAACGTCCCCTTCGCCGGTTCGGCCGGTCTGCGCGTGAGCTTCACTGGGATAAAACACGGCCCGTCCGTTCTGTGCGTAGCGTCGTAGGTCGGGTCGCCACACATGCACTTCGCCAGTTCGACCGGGGGAGGCGCGGGCGGTTCGACGATGGGCTCCAGGATGTCGTAGCAGCCGGCGTTCCATGCACCCCCGTCGCCTGGATATTCTGACGGGCAAACAGCTGCCGCCCAACGTGCCGGCGCCTGCGCGCCGGACATCAGCCTGGCCTCTTTGACCATCTTCCCCTTTGCCGTTACTCTCGGCCCGCTTCGTCCGACCACCCGGAACCCCGGGGGCGCGCTCGGCTCGGCGAACGTTGCGCGCACCGAATCTTGGTTGGAAAGTATCCGCGCGCTCGGCTCGGCTGGTTGCTCCCGCTCCCCGGGCGGCTCGACTGGAACAAGGGCGACGGCCTCGACTGCGTGCTCTATGCAGACGCGCTTAGCCGTCCCCGATACCATCGCGAATCCAGCTCGTCGTCCGCACTCCATGGTGTGCAGACACAGATGAATGCCGACGTACACGCGCCACCCATCGCCCAAGCGGAACCCTTCCGGCACCAGGGGACCGCCATTCACGGGCGGCGGGGGCTCGTCCCAGTAGTCGTGTCCTTCTTCGTCCGTGCTCGCCAGTTCGAACGTCGACCGGCCCTGGCACGGTTCGATGTTGGCCACGACAAGCAGCGCCCCGCAGTCGGCGCACTTGACCTCGGAGCCCTCGGACCATTCGCCCTCGGGGCCGCCGCCGCACTTCGGGCACGGCTCGTTCTCGCACTTGCAGACGTGTTCCTCACCCTGCCGCACGAGGGGCGGGGGCGGGGGCGGGGCGGCTTTCTTGAGGTGAAATCCGCACTCGGTCTGGCCGCCTGCCACGAGGCAGCCGCAATCTGAGCACTGCCGAATCAGACCAAACGGAGGCGCAATAGCCTCCCCGTTGCCGAGGCTCTTCCACGCACCACCCTGCCGCACGGGGGGCGCAGCGGGACCCGCGTCCAGATGTGCATACCGGCGCCCAATTACGGCAACCGCATCCTCCCCGCAGTGGACGCAGCAGCCGTCTTCGTCAACCTTTACGCCGTTGCCGCATTCGGCGCAGTCGAAGCGGTCGGCGGGCAATTCAACGTCATCAACGGGGGGCGCAGCGGGCGGGGAGGCCGGGTTGAGCGGGCGTCCGGCGTCGCGGCAGTCCTTCGTACAGTAGACCCACGGCCCACCTGTGTCGTGGCGAAGGAACACGTTTTCGTCGAGTCTCGCGCCGCCTTCCGGAAAGACGCTGTCATCAAGCCATTGGCGTCCGCACCACGACTCGCACGCCGCGACCGGCGCGCGCTTGCGGGCCAAATCTTCCAGCGCCGTCATGAAAAGCGCAAACGGGCTACCTGGCCAGGTTTTTAGGAATGCCGCCGCCGTGCGGACTTCGTCATCCGTGTACGCGCTGACCTTCATGCGCGGCTCGTTCATGGCGTCTCCGGTCCGTCGGTGTTGTCGTATGCGAGGCTTTCCGCAGTGTGAGCACGGCGAATAACGGCAAAGTCATCGTCGTAGGACGGCATCAAATCCGACCCGTCGATCGGAAACTCATTGGTGGCGGCATCGCCGCGAAGCCATGCCGCGTAGTACAGAAGCGCCCGTCGTTCCTTGGTCGTCATCGGTCGTCCTCGCTCTTCGGCTGTTCGTTGGCTGGCGGGCTAACCCGCAAGCGCGAAGGTGGCTCGTAACCTTCGAGTTTCGTCTCGTCGATGCAGTCCAACGACGGCCCCGGGCATCCGGCGAGCAAGCATCGCGGGAATGGGCACCCGTCGCTGGAATCGCATCCTTCGGGGAAGATCTTGCGGAGGTACTTCTCCATCGCCGTCTCGTGTGCGCTCATCGGCCCGCCTCCGGGTGCCGGGCGAGAAAGAGGTCGATGTCCTCGCTCTTCGATCCTTCTGTGTTGTCGCAGGCAATGCTCTCGGCGGGATCGGGGACTAACTTCGAGACAGTCCCGCGGCAGCCGGAACACCAGCCGTGGACGTCATGGCCATGGGTGCAGCCAGTAGCATCGAACAGCGCAGCTGATTTTCGGGTCAGGAATCGACCCGTTTCTCCATTCTCACGCTGGACCAGCCACACCGGCGAGGTGGCTAGCCGGCCCCGTCGGATGCGACTCGGCTCAATGCGCCGCTCTACCACGGCTGCCCCAAGCGCGTGATAAGGGAGCGATACGCACTGACGAATGACGTCACCTCGGCGTCGGTTCCGTTGATGGGCGCCGTTCGCAGCAGCGCGACCGCGGCAGCCAGGTTGTCGGCGTCCTGCATCTCGCTTCGTCGCTCGTCCGCCAGGTAGACGACCACCTCATCCAGGTAATCTCCCGTGCCGGCGGTCAACTTGGCGCGGCTGTTTTGGATCGCGGCGGCGGTCTTCTCGGCGGTGGTCATCGCATCACCAAAATCGACATGGCCACCACGCCAGGCATGAGCCCTGGGCATGGCCTCGTCTTCCCGGCGACGTACAACACGCCGCACACCAGCGGCTCGGCGAGCGTGTACGCCTCGGTCAGCGGATTCCACTCGCGCAGAATCAGCGTATCGCCGTGCCGATAGTTGCGATCATCCTTGCGAATCTCGAACGTCTTGGTGCCTTCGCGGATGGCCTCGAAGTAGACCGGCCAGCACTTCAGTTCGTGCGTCATCGTCCCGCCCTCATTCCCCGCGCCCCGAGGATTCCGACGAACGGGCCCACGACTTGCGCAACGACCCCAGGATGGGCGGCGGGGCGTGGCTTCGGGCGGGAGACCATGACTTTGGACATCGCGCGGTCGGCCGCAACGTAGCACTCGGCGCAGATTGGCTCCGGGGCTGCATCCTTCCGCATGATCCGCATCGACACGGTGGCGTCAGCGCGTTCGCACTCGAAGCGGATGCACGTCAGCGGCTTGGCCTTCTCGACGACGGGCGGGGGCGTGCACATCGTCGGGCAGTCGCAGGAGTACCCGGGCCGCCTGTCGGCGGTGGGACACTTCGTCGTCTCGGTCACCGGGGCGCCGGCGAAGGCACCGGCCTTTCCTGCGTGCTCCTCGCACATTCGCGAGCAGCCCTCAATGCTCTTGGCGTACCCGGCGTCTTTCGAGCAACCAATCTCCCAGCACTCCCGATAGTTAGGCCTCGGGGTGTACTTCATCCAACCAGCAGCAAGCTTCCGCTCTACCGGCGCGGGAGGTTCGACCGTGCGCCAGCCAGCCGCCTCCCATACCTTCTGAATGTTCTTTTGCCCGAATACGTACTCCTGTCCGTCCCGGTGAACCAGTTTCGTTCCAATCGCCCATTTCGTGCTCATCGCTTTCTTTCCTTTGCCCGCGCGGGGCGCGTCGGTTTCGTGGCCGCGTCGATGGACACGACCGCGAGACAGATGTTGCATCCACAGTTCCCGTGGGTTTCGGAGATGACTCGTAAGTCCCGCAGCACTGGCGCGAGGGCGCGGCGGATTCGGGCGCGCTCCTCTTTTGCCCCGACGAACTCGCCGACACTGACCGCCTCTCGTATCGCTGGGTTCGGTTGCTTCTTCGCCATCAGCCTCGCTCCTTGCTTTTTTTCGGCGCTCGCCATTTACGGTCGAGAACCTTCGTCAGTGCCGGCACAAGCTGCTCGAACTCGGCGACTATCGACAGCGCCACGTCGCGGCGTTCGCGCGTGTATTTGTAAATCGTGTAGGCAACGGCCTCCCGGTTGTCGATCTTTAGCTTGGTTCCCATCAGCCTTGCTCCTTGCTCAACGGCAGCGCATCAAAAGTCATCATCGCCAGGCTCCTTTTCGTAGAACGACGCGGGTGGTTCTGCCTGCCTCGGCGGGGCGGCTGGCTCTCGATACCAGCCATCATCGGGCCCCGTGTAACACCCGGGCGCGAACGCCCCTTCATGCCCGCACTTCTTCGCGTAGATGCTCTCCCGCTCCATCGCCGGATGCACCCGAACGAAGGCCGCCGCCTTCGCGTGGTAGCCGTTCCAGTGCTTCCACTCGGCTTCAGATTGGACCAGCAGTCCCTCGGTTGACTGGCGAATTGCCGCGTCTGCGGCAGATAGGCGGCCCAGGTAGTCCTTCAGTTGCCGCGTCTTCTCGCCCGACAGGCGGCGTAGCTCCTGGGCGGCGTCACAAGCTTCGCGCCAGGTAGGCGGTGGCGCCGGGTTACGCATCACCCAATCCCCAGTCGCTTCAGCGCGTCGGCCGACGTCTCGACCTTCGAATCCCGGGCGCGGTTGGCGGCCTCCCAATGGCGGCAGTCGCCGCAGGTCGGAATGTGCGAGGGCGCCCGCTTACCATGGTTGAACTTCGACAGGTGGAACCAGCACGTAGCATCGCGTGTGGCTGCGCCGTTTGCGTTCTGCGGGGCGATTTCATCTTCCCAGCGCCTGGCGTTCAACCAGGTCGCAGGATGCGGGATATGCTCGATGTCGCGCTTACAGAACGCCGGGAGCTGGAGGCGCAGGGCGGGCAGCAACTCGGGGATACCGTCGCACGCCCATCCCTGCCACGCCTTCCAGGCGGCAAGCTTCGCGATGCGCCGGGGATACGTGCGCCAGAACTCGTCGAAGGCGGGCGAGTAGGCCGGGACTGCCTTGGGCTTCATTGGTCGTCTCCCTCGTCTCCGTGCTGCCCCAGTCGATGGCCGCATGGTCGCGCGTACTGGCAGCGGCCAACCTGCCTTCGCTCGGCTACTTGCTCTTGGCATATCGGGCACTTGCCAGACGCCAGGTCCGCCAGAAAGCGGGCTACCTGCGCATCAATGGCGGCGTTCTCGTCGGCCTCTTCCTGTGCGGTCATCATCCGCTGCGACCCGCATGTCTTCGCGCATGGCTTGCCGATGTCGATACACGGGAACGTCGCCATGCCTGGCCCGCTCTTGTCGCGTACAGACATCGGGTCGATCCCAGCGGCGCACGGCTTCTGAATGCCGTTGAAGTGAATGCAGCGATGAGACGTCACGGGCGTACCTCCGACAGAATCCCAAATAGCCCCATGGCCACGATGAGCAGGTACCAGAAACTCTCGGGCACGGCGTAGCGGTTCATGTCGTTGCCTTCGTGAACGCAACCCAGTGTGTCTGGGCGCGCTTACCGCATTGGATTCCGTACAGCGGACGCTCGGGCGTTAGGGCGAGAATGCGCGACACTGGAATGTCCGACTCGTTCCACTTGAACACCAGCGTACCGCGCGGACGCAACACACGAAAGCACTCGGCGAACCCGTCCCTCAGGTCGGATTCCCATGTAGTACCGAGTTTCCCGTATTTCTTGGCCACCCACCCCTGTGCGCCGTTCCGGCGAAAATGCGGCGGGTCATAGACGACGTGGCCGAATTGGTCGTTAGCAAACGGAAGGCGTCGAAAATCACCGACTACGTCTGGCTCAATGAATAGCTCACGCTGACCGCCGCCAGTCGACTTGTCCTTGAGCATGACAACTTCGCGCCGGCAGTCCATGTAAATGGTACGCGGGTCTTTGCGGTCGAACCAAAACATCCGCGAACCACAGCAGACATCAAGCACGTCCTTCATGTCGTGTCCTCCTTGCTCAGCGGCAACAGTTCGATTTCACGGGTCACGGTTGCAGTCTCCCGGCGAGCGTCAGCAGCTTGCGCTCGATGTTCATGACGTCGCGCCACAGCTTGTCGTCGCGGATGGACTTGGTATCTATCGTCTTCACGGCGTGAATTACCGTCGAATGGTCGCGCCCAAATGCTCGTCCGATATCCGGGTAGCTCATCGCGAGTAGCCGACGACACAGGTACATCGCCACCATGCGAGGGCGGGCGACGGCCGCCCATCGCCGCGTGCTGCACATCCAGTCCAGGCGGACGTTGTAGTACGTGGCAACCTCCGCGCGGATGTTCTTCGCCGGCAGGTCGACGGCATCGACAACGGGAACGATGACCTCGGCGTCCGTTCCCAGGTCGGCGGGCTTCATGGCCCGTCCGTCCCGTCGTATGCCAGGCTCTCGGCGATGCGCCACTTGGGGCATGTGACATCCGGCAACAGCGGATAAATCAAGTGCCAGGCATCGCCCCCCATCCACATAAGCTCGCCGCGCCACCACGCCGCGTAGGCCAACAAGGCGGCGCGCTCGTCCTTGGTCATCGCGCCCCTCGCTCTCTCGCGGCGTTCCGCAGGGTGACACGGCCCATCTTGCTGTCGACCCGGTATATCCAGTCGCGCGGAACCGCCCGCCGTTCGCCCGACTCCAGCTCGATGCCGATGGGCTGGCTGCCAACGTTGACCACGCCCGGGACGTTCTCCTGGCCAAGGACGACGCGGCAGCGGGCGCCGCGGTCGGGGCCGCTCCGGATGACGTACTCGCCGCTCATGCCGCCCTCTTTGCAAGCTCCGCCCGGATGGCCTCGCGTTGCTCCGTTGTCCACTTCAGTCGCTTGCCGTTTGCGGCGTCCTTCGCGTCGGCGTACGTCGGCGCGATGGCGATGGCGTCGAGCAGGTCTTGCAACGCCTCGGGCGTCGGGGCGTCCGTGGTCGGATCGGCAGCAGGCGGCGCGGCCTTCTGCGCAGGCACACCTCCAGCAGCCCAGCGCGCAAGCTTCTCGCCGAGGTCCTCCGACAGTGGCTCCTTCTTCGCGAAGATGTCGCGGAACTGGCCAGGCAACTTGATAATCGCCTTCTCGCCCTTCTCTTCAGGCTGCCATGACGGCACGCCGCCGCTCGACGGGTAGAGCAGCACGTTCAAGCTCATCTCGTACACGAACTCTTCGCCGGCCACCGGCATCCAGCCCAGCGAAGCTGGTTTCGCCGACGACAGGTCCATCTTTTCCTTCGCACGGAAACAGAGCAGGAAATTCACCGGCATCTGGAGCATGGCGTTTAGCAGCTTGGCCCGGTCTGACTTCGGCTTCTGCCACGCTGACATCTTCACCTTGTCCAAGGTCGTCTTCCACTGCGCGGCGAGCTTCTGTGCCTCAGCCTCGTGCATCTCCAGCACGCCGCCGACCCCGGCGTGTTCGTGCGAGAAACTGTCGATTACGATGGTCTTGGCTCCCTGGCTCACGCAATGCTCAATGGCCGCGAGGTAGTCCAGCGGGCCGAACGGCGCCTTGAAGTCCAGATGTTTGAACTTGAACGCGTCCGCGTAGTACAGCGACCGCCGCGCCTCGGTGTCGATGACGTAGATGTCGCCGCCGCTCACGCGCTGGATGCCCGTCGCCAGGCGCAGCGCTGAGTAGGTCTTGCCCGACCCGCTTGCCCCTACCAGGCCGATCAGCAGCGGCACTTGCTCGCGCGTCGCTGGTTTGCTTTCGAAGGTTCGCATGTGGTCTCCCTAGAACGGCGGTGGTTCGTTGCTGGCGGTCATCTCGGCGCCCTGGCGCTCCATCTCCTCTGCCAATTGCCAGGCGCTGGCCTCGATAGGCGCACCCTGGTAACCCGGGAACTCGCCCGTCTTCAGGCACTCTCCCCAGATGCGCTTGGCCCGTCGCCACTTGCGTTCCCCTAGTTCGCGCATCGTCCCGCCGAAAGAGACCACATTGATCGCATAGGCGTCGCGGCGTGACTTCTCGCCAAAGATGAGCTTGAACGTCACCCGGCCCGCGAGGTGCGGATACTTTGTCTCGATGCCTTCGACGTACGCCGCCCCCTGAATGTCGTATCCATACGAGACCACGGACCGCGTGATGCCTTGCTGACTGGCGTCCTCGGTGGACTTCAGGTCGTAGACGATGGCCCGCGCTTCGTCGACGATGAGGTGATCCAGCTTGCCCCGGCACGGCACGCCATCGGACTCCCAGTCGACGGTCACCTGCGACTTCCCGGTGAACTCGATGTCATGGGCCACAAGCTGCGCCTTCCAGGCGTCGACGATGGCTTGCTGGGCCGCGAGTTTCTCCCGGAGGATTGGCAGCTTGCCGGCCAGCTTTGCCGCGGCCTTCGCCTCCTGCGCTGCTTTCGTGCGCCAGTCCGCCGCATCGACGATGACCAACTCCGGACCGACTCCCAGTAGCAGTCGGTCGAGCAGTTTCCCTTGGTCCTTGTCGTCGGTGTCCTCGGACTTCTCGTCACCGCCCAAGCGATGCTGTGTCCAGGCATGCAGCGGCGACTTCGACAGCAGCACCTTCGCGCAACTCGGCGACAGACGCGGAACCTCGGCGCCCCATGGCGTGGTCATTTGGCAACTCCCTTCCGCGTGCGCTGCTTCTTTCCAAGAGCCTCGAAGTAGGCCCGGGCGACCTCCTTCTTGCGCTCTTTGATCTCAGCCCGCCGTTCCTTCACGCCCGCCAGGTTAAGCTCAAGCGCCATCTCGGCAATCTTGAGCGCGCGTACGGCATCGGCGAGCGGATCACGCATGTCCTTCTCGGCGTCGCCCGGATTCGGCCCTGCGGTCGCGTCGAGCGGCGAGTACGGCACGGCATGACCCGTCATCCGCGCCACGTCGTAATTCAGTCTGCCCTTGTCGTCCATAGTCGTGGTCTCCTTCGGTTGGAATCGCTCGCCATCGGCAAGCAGGATGGTTATCGGCACGTCAGTTACGCGGTGGCCGTGGCTTCCGTTGTCTTCTCAGGCGAGAAGTTCGCGCCGTCGTCGATGCGGCGCCATGCGGACGACAACGCTACCTCGCGGTCGAACGCCGCTTCTAGCTCGCGGCACGCGTTCCACCGCCGCGTGATGGCGTAGGCGAGCGCGCTGATTGACTCGGTCGCGGGCTCGGGGGTTAGCGGGGTGAGTTTCACGGCTACGCCTCGACCCCATAGGTCAGTGCCGGGTCAGCCTCGCACTGTGCTGGCGTAAGGTCCGTAGCCTGCCACTTGCGCGCGGCGCGAGCGGTGCGCAGTTCTTCGTGCACCGGCTCGTAGTAGATCGGCTGGTCACCGAGCTTCAGCGGAGGCGACTGCTTGCGTAGCAGCTTCGACCCGTCGGAGCAGGCCACCAACGCGTAATGCAGCTCGGTCTTCGGGTCGGTCCATTCATCGGAGGTGGCCCCGCCGAGCAGGTCAACGATCCAGGCCCACCCGGCGTTCTCGCCGATGGCACGTCGCTCCTCGGTGTTGCGGATGGCCAGATACTCGTCCTTTGTGTACGACCGGGGCGCCAGGATGGCCTTCGCGGGGACGCGAGTCCCGTGCCATGAGTAGAGCTGCCAGCCATCGCGCCACGCGATGCTCGGTCCGGTCGCGCTATGCGGCAGGTTCCGATCGTCGCGTCCGATGACGGTTGGCCGGTCAGCGACGATGCAGAACCGCCTATGCATGAAGCGCGGCCCGGCATGGACAGCGGCGGCCTCGTAGTGGGCGAAGGCCGAATACTGCGGCAGGTCCAGTTTCGCGACGTGCCGAAAGAACGACAGGTAGGCGACCCAGCCCGACCACATGTTCCCGCCGCACCAGAACCGGTACCACCGACTTGAGCAACCGACGAGGAAACCCACGACGCGGTTCAGGTCGGTGGCGGCGTAGGTGGCGGCGTAGGTGGCGGCGCTGGTAGCGTCGTAGGTAGCGGCGCTGGTAGCGTCGTAGGTAGCGGCGTCGGTGGCGGCGTAGGTAGCGGCGTAGGTGGCGGCGCTGGTAGCGGCGCTGGTAGCGTCGCGGGTAGCGGCGTCGGTAGCGGCGTCGGTAGCGGCGTCGGTGGCGGCGTAGGTGGCGGCGTCGGTAGCGTCGTAGGTAGCGGCGCTGGTAGCGTCGTAGGTAGCGGCGCTGGTAGCGTCGTAGGTAGCGGCG